GAGCGTTGGGGTAGTTACTATCGTCCTTGGGGACTAGAAGCACCTGCAGGAGCAACCGCGGAAAAACAAACAGCTACTACTGAAACTAGAGCACCCGCAACAGCACCCGTAGCAGAAACTTCAGCACCATGGGAAGAAGATGCAATGGCAGCAGCCGAATCGGCACCAGCCGAATCGCTGGCGATAGCCCATTCAAGAGCCGCCCCGGCCGCTAGCCCCAGGCCGACCACCAGGAGCCCGATGCCGGTGGACGCAAGCAGCCCGCGAATGGCGACGCCAAGCCCAACAGTTGAGACGGCGGCAGCACCGGCGGCAGCGCTGTAACCCAGAGCCGCGCGAGCAGATGCCGCGAACGCTGACGCCAGGCCAGTGATCGCACCGGCAATCGCCTGCCGGTTGATGAACGCGAGATAGCCGCCAATCGCCGGCAGCAGGTTCTGGGCCAGCGGCACCGCCACGCGGCCGACAAACGCCAGAGCGTTGCCAACGTCTTCGAGCAGTGTGGCCAACGTCCGTGCAGCCGCAGGCACGTCGATGCTCTGCACGAACTTGATGAAGTTGTCGGTGCCCTGCGTCAGTGCGGGCGCAAGCTGCGTCAGGATGCGGCCAGCAAGCTCTTGCATCGCCTGGCCGGCGAGCCCGAACGAGTCGCCGATGGCGTCAATCTTGTCGGGGTTGATGCCGTTGACGCCGTCGCGGAATCCGCCCAGGAAGGTCTGGGCCACCTTCAAGTTGTCAGGCAACTCGCGGAACGTCGGCAGCAGCGCGGCCCCGCTCTTGCCGAAGATGGCCACCGCAGCCGCTGCCCGCTGGGCAGGGTTCTCGATGGAGTTGATGGCCGTGGCAATCGTCTGGAACTGCTGCGTGCTCGTCTGCGTCGCCAAGTCATCGACCGACAGTCCGAGGGTGGCGAGTGCCTTGGCGGCTTCCTTGCTACCGCCAGCCGCGTTCGTGATCGTCACCTGCGCCCTGGTGAACGCCTTGGCCAGCTCCTCGCTAGATGCACCAGACAGGTCGGCCGCCACCTGCAGCGTCCGCAGTTCCTGGTACGAAACTCCAAGGCTCGCGGCCAACTGCCTGGTGTTGTCGATGGCGTTGAGTGCCCCGCTCGTGAACGCCTGAAACGTGTTCGCAATCGACGAGATGCCGCTGATGAACGCCTTGGAAATCTCCAGTGTCTTCAGCGTGGAAACGTCGCGAGCCGTTTGCTTGGCAGCGTAGCCCAGTTTCTGCAACTCAACGACGCCGGCGTTGATGCCCTGGGCCATGCCCACGGCAGACGCCGACAGCTGAAATCCGATTCCAAGCGTTGCCATGTTTCACTTTTGGCCGAGGTCGGCCGCCATCTTCTTGAGCGTTTCTGCGATCTGCGTCGGGTGCTGCGGTGCCTTGCCTTCGATGGGAATGAAGTCGTGAGCCTCGGGAACGCGGTTCTTGCAGTACGGGGCCAGCACCGAACTGGCCAGCATTCCCGTCTGCAGCCACGGGTTATCCAGCGGGCGAAACCATCGGCTGTAGGCGATCCAGTACGAGAACTCCCGCGAGTCCATCGCGTCGATTTCAGCCACGGTTTTCTTGAGGTGTGAGGCCAGGTCGAACTTGAATCGCAAGCTCGGCCTGGCGTTCATTCCCCCGCCAGTTTCTCGATCTCCTCCTCAGTCAATGCGTTGTGCTTCAAGGCCGCCTTCCACAGTCCGTGGATCTGATCGACGCTCTTGCGACGCAAGGCCGCCACGCCTTCGTCACCAGGGAACAGCAGTTCCCCTCGGTCATCGCACAGGCAGCGGGCAAGCAACTCGGAGCGGAAGTCGGGAATGACAGGCACAGACTTCGACTGCGACTCGAGCAGCTTGAGCTCATAACTGTCACGGTCGCCAACGGTCATCAGGCGGATGCAGACTTCGCCGCCCCACGCCTGCACCCTGATGATCTTCGCGTCGGTCGCCTTCTCGATTTGGTCTCGCGTCAGCACTGCCATGTGTTTCACCCGTCGAGGATTCGGAACGTCACGGTGTAACGGGTCACGCCGTTCACTTCGGGCGCGACGTTCAGTCCTTCGTAGACTGCCTTGCATGTCAAGGCGGCGCCGCCACCGCTGATCGTCAGGTCATTCCGCAGGCCGTAGTTGCTGGTCGCGATGCCAACCGACCCGAGGCACGTCAGAGTGACGTTGCCCACTTCGTCGGTCCACGTAGAGTCGCGGCCTTTCGGCAGACTGCCGCCGTACGTCCACGCGAGGTCTGTGACCTCGGCAAACGTGGCGCTGCCCCAGGTCGCCGTGATTCCAGTGCTGTACGTCGCCACGGAAACCTCCGTGGCTCAAGCCAACTGGAACTCGGCAGAGCCGCGAATGGCGTCGTTCACGGTCAGCGTGACCGAAGACGAATTACACGTGGCAGTCGCCGAGACGCTGATGCCGCCAGTGATCGTGAGCGTGCCGGTCGCGTTCTGGGCGATCACGCTGGTGCCGATGTACTCGATGCTGACGCTCTTGCCGGTGTCGCCACCCTGCGTGCCCACGAGCGGCCGAGCAATGGAAAGAACGCTGGCCCCAGTGGTGAGGCCAAGATGGGAGATGTCGATGTTATCCGCACCGCCGCCCGTGGAGCCCAGCGTGTACGTGATGCTGGTGACGGTGAAATTGGTGCCGCCGAACGAAAACGTCGTGCCGGAACCGGAATGCGGGGTCGTGGCCATTCGTCAGCTCTCCTGCCAGCGGATGTCGTAGGTCTGCGTGATCTGGTACGCCGGCGGCATCTCGGCGCCACCGAGTGAGACAAAGTCATCGCTCTCGTTTTCGAGCGACACCTGGTCCACAACCGTATTTTCCGACTGCCCCCCGTATCCATCCAGAACGCCACGCATGGCGTCGGCCACCTCCCGCGTCTGGTCATACGTGACGCCGTAAATCTGGTACTCCACCGTCACCCGTGGCATCCCCATCGGGTTGCCGAGCGTTTGCTCCCGCTGGATGCCGGTTCGCCGCCAAACGACGAATGGCAGCGTGGCCGTAGCCGGGGCGATCACAGGGAAGACCCGCGTGCCCACGAGCGTGGCCACAGCCGTATTCCCGACCAGCGCGGTTCGCAGGACAGCCTCGGGGGATTTCATAGGCCGAAGTCTCCGTATTTCTTCTGGGTGGCCCTGATGGCTGCCGCCAGGGCCTTACGCATCTCCACGTCGAGAATGCTCTGCATCTGGCTCTGCGTGGACTGGAAGGCCCGCGTGAGCGGCTTGCGGGCCGGGCTCCCACGGACGGTGCCGGTGGCGATGAAGTCCACGGGGTAGCGGCGGACGCCGGGCCGGAAGAACGGGCCACGGGTCTTGAACGATGACAGGACGCCACGGCCGGTCGGCTTCTCCTTCGCCCGCTCCGTGATCGTGCGAATCCTGCCTCCAAGCACGACGCGACGGCGGCTGACCCGCTTCGACTTGCCAGCCTGACGCGGCTTCGTGCCGTACTCGACCAGGTGCGAGTGGTAGGCCCGGTTCGGCCCCTTGAGGACCGTGCCGCCGATGAATGCAGGCGTGGCACCCTTCTGGCTCTTGCTGTTCACCGGCCGGCGGAAACCGACCACTACCACGCCGACAGGCAGTTTCGCTTTGTTGTTCGTGTACTTCCGCGACACCTGGCTGACGCTCGCCAGCAGGTTGCCGGTGACTTCGCCCAGGGCGGCGACGTTCTTCCGCAACGCTTCCTGGCCGGGCTTGGCAGCCTTCTTCAATGCCCGAAGTTGGTACTTCGTGCTGATGTCTCGCGGCAGCCGCTTGATCTCAGCGACAACGTCTTCCAGCGGCTCCACCGCAAACAGGGCTTTCGCCTTCTTGCCCTTGCCGAGCGCCAGCTTGATGAGCGGCCGGTCGGTGCCGCCGGCGAACACTCGCGTCATTACGGCACCGTTTCTTGGCAGATGATCTCGTGTTCGCTGCGGTTGCCCCGCTCGAGCAGGCTGACGATTTCCAGAGTCCGGTTCCGCCACGCGAACCGCATGTTCTGCGTGAGCCCCGGCAGGTATCGCATCTTCACCCGATGCGTGACCGAGATCTCCTGCTGCCCGAGCCCGAGCGACTCGCGAGCCGTGACACCTTCGACGCTGGCCCAGACGGCAGTCGAGTTGTTCCACGTCAACACAGTCTCGCCGAGCGTGTTCGTGGCCCCGCTGGCGATTTGAACTGTTACCCGCTCGCGGAGTTTGCCGGCGTCGATCATCGGTAGGAGCCCCAGCGTTGCGAGTCCAGCAAAGACTTCACGCCGAACTCGACTTCCTTGGAAATGCTGCCCATGACCACGCCGCTGCGGGAACCGTCGTACCAGTGCCCAACCAGCATCAGGATCGCGTGCCGAATCGCAGCCGGTACGCTCGTGCCGCTCGCACCGTAGCCGGCCCACCACGTGACGCTGATGGCGCTGTCATCCCGTAGGTGCGGCGGCCACGTCTGGCCGTAGAGTGCCTTCACCGTGCCAGGCGTGCCGTCTCGGTCCACCCGGTAGCTGGCCGTCGAATAGGCGGACGTAGTGCCGTTCTCGGCGGTGAACGTCAGGACCACCGCCGTGGCCGTGCCAGCGGTCGCCATCGGCGGCCTGGGCAGTTCGATGTCGTGCGTGCCGTCTGGCGGGAACGAGTCGAACCGCATCACCCACTGGGTGTGGACCAGCGTGCGGTCGAGGTACTGCTCGACCCACTCGCGAGCCGCCGTGATGAGCGTGACGATGTAGGCATCGTCGCTGCTGGCATCCACCCGCAGATGGGCCTTGGCCTCTGCGAGCGTGACGGGTTCAACGGCCGGGGGCGTCGCTCTGGTCAGGCTTCGGTATTGCACGTGGGCGTCCTCGTCTCCTGGGCGTGGCGTCTGCCGTCTCGACCTGATGCTCGGCAGCGGCCGTCTCGATCAGCGTCTGCTGGCTGTCCTCGACCGCCACCCGCATGGCGACCAACTGCGCGGCCAGGCCGCCGGCGATCTCCACAACCTGCCCCTTGCGGTATCCACGCCACGCGCGGCTGAACTTCAGTTTCCTCATTGGGGGACGCTCCATGCAGTTTCGGGACGTTGCAGCGTGTTCGTGAAATCGTTGGCCCACTGGAAAACAGGGGTACTCAGGTTCTTCCCGGGCCAGGTCACGACGTACTCGCCGTGGCCCAGTACCACGCGGGGCGAGACGTAAACGCGGTTGCCACTTTCCCGCCAATTCGCCCAGAACCAAATATCAGAGTCTCGCCTGCCTTCACCCCAGCCACCGTTCGGATCTGGCTGCTCCCAGAACCAGGGCTTCTTGCACCGCTTGAGTGCAGCCGTGGAAATCACGGTCAGCCCGAAGTGGGCTGAATCCACCTCCTGCACGGGCTCGGAGAACCATTCCTTGCCCACCGTAGTGCTGCCGCCTTCCGGCGGATTGTCCAGCATGCCCTTCAACGTGAGCATCGGCCTGCCGTCCTCCCGCTTCGTCTGCAGCCCAGTGATGGCGTCACACTGGAACGTCATCGCCATGGCGAAGAGGTGCTCCACGTCGGCCTTGGTGAAAAACGTGTCGTAGTCGATGGTCAGCAGATATTCCGCTTTGTCGATGAACTGCTCCATCACACGGGTGTTCACCTGCGACCAGAAGGCCCCAGTGCCCATTGTGGGGCGAATCCCCAGCGGCATTAGTGCCTGTGCCCACGTGAAGTGGTTGGCCGTAAAACTCAAGCGCGGCATCGACAGGATGGCTTCCACACGGATGTCCACTTCCGTGCCGCCGACCTTGACCAGCATGGGTACCTCGCAAACGAGAGCGGGCCGCCCCGTTGTGGAGCGGCCCGCCCAGTTTGCACATCACGTCAAGCCGTCAGGCTCACGCACCGACCAGGCCGACAATCGGGCCGGTGACGGTCGAGGTGCCGAGGTTGGCGTGGTTGATCGCCACGCGGGCCACTGC